CCTGCGTAATCGCCACATTATTAAAGGTGAACGATCCGGCGCTCTTTAATGCCGTATTGGCGTTGAGGGTGGCAAAGGTATAGCTAGTGCCATCTACCGGCTCACTGTTAAACCGAGTATACTTTGGTAGTGTCATTGTTCCCGTCACCATGTCCTCCGCGCCCTCGGGTGTCACAGTCAGTGTAATCACAGCCTTAGCACCGGTAGAGCTAGCCGGAACGTATTTGACATGTTTGGCGTGCGATACAATAGACGATCGGAGTTGAGCCGTATCGAGGAACATTTCATTACCCACCATGTTCAGATAGTATGCCATGTAATGTGTATTATACGCTAGAACGTCGAGGAGTACGGCCATGCCAGAACCCTCAAAGTCATAATCAATAAACTCCGACTGGTCCCGCAGGTATGTCTTTAGATTAGCCTTGATCGAATCAAAGTCTAGCTCAGCGATTCGAAGTGCGTTGTTTGCTGTTGTCATTTAATTTGTGTTGTCCTTATCGTATCCGCTCGAGGAAGATGGTGACTGCAAAGGGTTCCGGTCTATTATTAATGCCAATGAGTATCTTTACATCATATCCATTGTCATCCGCACTTACATTAGCTCGGACGGCTAATACTGAAGCTCTTGGCTCGAAGTTGGTTATCACTTCGGCTATCACCTGTTCTAGGAGGCGTGCAGTCATATTCGAGACATTCTCAAATAGGAGCTTCGATGCGCTGGAGCCTATGTTAGAATGGAATGGTCTATCATAGAAGTTGGTAAGAACCAGGTTGCGAATGGATCGAATAACAGCATCGGGTCCAGTCTTCTTTACCACATCGCCAGTAACTGGATGTGGAATGAAATCTAGATCGAGATCAGAATAATCAGCTAGTCTTGTTGGTGTTGTGGCCATTGGCTATTTATCTTTCTAATATACATATACATTGGGACTGCGACCTAATGGATGCGTGAGAGGAGGTTCATGAGGGTGATTATCAGCGAGTGCATGATCTCCAATGGCTACGATGACATGCTTATTATTTATATAGATGTTCTTCGCCCCATATACAGCAACAAGCTCACCATTACCATGGTCTTCTGGATCACCTTCCACTGCCCATAGTAATCCATTCACGAAAACGTTATTTTGTCCAATGACTATAGTTCGAGCCGAGCAGAATCTAACATCAGTATCGCGGTGTGCTTGTGTGTCTGTCATGGATTCATATCTATTTTAGTATCGCCAACTATAGTTAGTGTATCACCACTATAGAGCTTGGCTGAGCCAGTTGAACCAACATACATCTTGGATCCGGCTGTGAAGATTGCATTATCTGCGGATTGATATGACATATTGTCGGCGGTAAGTTCATACTTCTCGGCTATGGTTGTAGTCATGTTCTTGGCGGCTATACTGTATGTGCCGTTCACTGTTACTTTCATATCTCCGTCTACTTGCCAATCTGCATTACCACTGATTCGGAAGCCAGCATCCCCATTAACAACTACATTGTATAGTCCAGTAACAGTGAGATATCCTTCGCCGTTTATCTCAATACCCATCTTACCAGCCGAAGAGACTAGCCGTACCGAGCCGTCGGGCTGCATTTGGATAAGAGAGCCTGATCTATGCTGAAGTGTCACATGCTCCTTGCCATTCTTATCGCTGAGTTCAAAAACATTACCCGAGCGCGATCTATGGCGCCATGTGTCAGCTACCTTGCCATCATCACCTTCTCGGGCGTCTTTAAGTGTCTCAAGAGATTGTGTGTTCGTCTTGTTCGCTATATCAGTCATATGTTACCCTCGCGTCCATTTTCGTCCATTAGCGTCCCTCTGCGTCCATTATCTCCATTTTCGTCCATTCTCTCCATAATTTACCATTATCCACCCTTCACAAAGTTAGCAGCAGCTATCGCCGGTGATACGGATTGAATTAGCCCTAGAACAGTTGAGATTTTGGAAGACACTTCTGGTTTAAGGCGATCCAGCATCTCGGGCAATTGCTTCACAACATCAAATAGCTTGCCTTCGGAGGCTTCGAATTGCCCCATGAGAGACGAGAAGATCGCCAAAGCCTTGGTCGTTTCAGCATCTGCTGTCGCCTCTATGGTACCATCTCCAAGAATCTTCAGCGCTGTTTTACCAAAGCCGTTGAAAGTCGTCGCAAAATGAGCTAGTTTATCTTTTCCCGTGAGAGCCGGATCTGCCATGAGACTCTGAAGCACCGGAATAAGACCATCAACAGTTTTTACGTCCCCAAGGAGCTTCATAGCACCTTCAATAAGGCTCGTCGGGTCAACTCTGTTACCTGAGATACCCATACCACCATTAGGACTTGGTGTAAATTTAGGTGCCATCTTCATTATCGTCTTGAGTGCATTACCCACATCATTCGGCATACGCGAGAATAAGTCTTCTTGGAATTTAGTCGGTATCATATCCAAGAGGTTACCGATAGAGAAATTAGTACCTGGTAACATACTCATGATATTACCTGGTAGAAGTTGGCCCGCTGACTGAAGTGCAGTTGGAATGCTCTTGATCTGGGGAATCATGACGCCATTAAGCGGTGTGGTAGCTCCATGTGTGGCTAACTCGTATATGGCCGAAAGGGAGAACATCCCTTTCTCTACCATCTTTGTGATTTCGACGCCCTTATCGTTGATGATCTTTTCGAGATCAGGCGGAAGGCGGATGTTGGAGGTGAGCGCTTCTAGAGGTGCACTGAATACCGCTGACCAGCTTTGGTTCTGACCAGGCAGGACTTTATCGGTGCTATTAACTGGCTGAAAAAGTCCTGTTATAACACCAAAGCCAGTAGCTTCATCGCCCATAGCCTTGAAGAAATTCACCGCGCTTCCTATCGCAAGAGCGCCTGCCGTAGTCGCATCACCGCCTGCTGTTGGAGGACTTAATGCTTGCACGAATGGAAGATGCTCAGCCTTGACCTCAGGTCCATGGAGTCCAGGAACGAGAACCTTATATAGGAGTTGCCCCTTTTCCTCCATTACATCTGCTATGATGCCATAGAAGTTTTTATTACCATCAGAAAAGATCATGCGACACCTCGTTGCACTGAATCTGAGACACATTCGAGCATTGTTATACCAAGACCCCCCATTTTTATATTGTGTGTCATATTTACAATAAGATACTTGCCTGTACCATAGTTCTTGGATCCGTTTTGAGTATTATAGAAAGTCGCTGTGATAGTTCGTCCTGCGTTTAGGAATGGCGAGAATGGTACTGTCATATTGAGGGCAATATTGCCCTGTTCAATCAGGCCCATTCGCGCTCTCCGCAGCACCTTGATTTGCTCTGATGCTAATGGAGCGCTGTTCTGAGTATCTTCGGTGCCAAGATTAGACCTTTCGATCCATGGAGTAGTAGCTGGTCCAGAAGAAGCAGCACCGAAGCCTGATACTCGATTTGTGAGACTGTTAAGCGCATTCATCTGAATAAACGATTTACCATTCTTATAATCTACACCATTGAGCACATCACTCAGGGCATCGAAGTCGAGTGGAAAGCTGTACGTCATGATATCATGTGGATTGCTGTAGTTCAAATCCTGAGTGTCCTTGGCGCTGTACGCAAAATCGAAGATAGGCTCTTGCTTTGCCATGGCGGTAAGAGACCGAAAGTTGTGTGTGGGTATATCTTGGCCATTGATGTTCTGATAAGTCATGAAATGGACCAGAGAGGGATCAACCTTATTCGTCTTTGTTAAGGATAATTCACTCTGCTGGTTGACTATCTGGAAGGGATGAAGATATCCGGCAATATAGTCCTTCTTGGGATTAACCTCCTCAACATCGAGATTTACTGTCGGAAGATTTCCAAGAACATCTCTTACCACTTCGTCGGGTGTTACATTCTTCCATGACTTAGAGATAAATCTCTTTGCATCTAGAAGAAGACTAGGATCACAAAGATCGAGGCGATACTGTTCAACGTTATAGTTGATCTTTACCCGGTCACTAAGTCTGTATATAATCTGTTCAGTCTTGAATTCCCACTTGAACGAGTCTCCATAGAGTTCTCGAAGAATAGGGCGTGTTGCAGCTATAACGCAAACTTTCGCATAATACTCATCAAGGTTCTTGACAGGAGTTTCAGACTCTTCAGAGGATACTTCGCCATGGCGATCAGTGTTTGTGGCACTTTGGAGAATAATAGTAGTCATCAGTCCAGGAGTGCTAAGGCTCTCTGTCATTGAAATTTCAGACACTGTTACTTGATCGTGGAGTTCAGAACTTATTCCATCGACAAGAATACCAAGAGTGGATAGATTTGTATACTTTAGTTCCATTTACGTCACAGTCCTAATGCCGGGGATAATTCTTGTAGGACTAGCATCCGCCATGATAGCAGCAAACTCAGCCCGAATTGATGCATAGTAGTTGGATTTAATCATCTTGATATTTCGGCGCGCCTCGTTAAGTTCAAATTCAT